GGTTCCTGTATGGTTACAGGAAATCAACCTCCTCATCCGTAAGGATATGGAGATAGCCTACATCAGGACTCGTTTGAAACAAACGACCATGAGACATAGGTTTAGGACGATTTGGAGATTTAAAAGCTTTTCTCCATAATTGTTCGTTGCGCCGTAAAACCGGCACCGCACGGGAAGTCTTCTTTTCTTCAAAGATCGCTTCCTCTCCAAAGAACACGTCAACCGCTAGGTTGCCGTATAATCTTTGAAAATTGGCCGCTTGTTTATCGTTTGGTACACCATAAACTAAGTCAGGAAGTCGTTTCATAACGACTTTATGCGTCAGCCAAGAGGCTGCAGAGGGAATCCTTTGAATAGGATATAAAGTAGGCTCATCAAGGATCTTCTTTGCCACAGCAAGATCAGCTTTGGTGGGACCATATTCAGGATAGCTCACTGTCAATTTAGACAGGCCATCATCTGGATCTACTTCTCTCTCATGGTCTTGAACGACCATTCGCAAACCAACCCCGCCCCAGGATTCTGGGACATACCAGGGAACGTGCACGTTTTCCAAAATTTCCCAGTGGAAGTTCAAAAATATTTTGTGAATCCTCACCCAAAGGTGAGGTGGGGCAAAACTTAGCAATTCTGCGTGTCGGGTCCCAAGGGAACCGTCCATCGTATCATCTGCTACGGCATCAGCGCCGATCTTCTCTCCAGAACGCTTCATACCATACAACAAACCTAGATTTAAGAAATCTGTCCTTATAAAGGATCCATCTACATATTGGAAGTTTGTTGAATTGATTTGAAGAAATTCCGTCGAAAGAAAAGTTTTTCCTACCGAAGGCTCCAGACCGGAGTACTTCGTCACAGATTTCCAGACTTGGTATTGAGGCATATTCATCCTCGCTACCACATCATCTCCATTAATCAGGAGAGGAAGGGTGTGTAATTTCACCCGTCGACCGCGACCATATTCCATGGCAAGTCGAGTTAGTGCCGCATTTGCGATACATAACACTGGAAAAGAGACAACACTACCCATGAGTTGTCCCCACATTTGAATTTTTGATTCACCATTATGATGAATCACATGTCCGGTGAGTGCACGAATGAATAATTCACGCTCCGTAGAGGTCAATCCAATAACTTTCGCGATTTCATTCGCAATTGTTTCAGAGACCCACGGTGCTAAATTATCAGTCGCGGCACTATAATCACCAGAATTCCACATCTCCCCCACGCCTAAAACTCCCATCTTCTTTCGAATGATATCCGTTGTAACAGGAGTACCAATCAATTGAAAAGTAGGATGGTCTTTAAGTGTTGTCCACATAAACTTCTGTAAAGGCTTTAATACAAAGTTTGTGTAAGCAGGCCCCTTGGTAATAACACGAATCTTAAGAGATTCGGCTAAACCTACGGGCTTACAATCGGGAAGCTCAAACTCCGCATTGCGGAGGAGTTTTTCGTACGCATCTGCGTACTCACCGATTAACAATTCATTATTGACACGATAATAAGCGCGGGATCCTAATCCAATCTCTTCAATCTCGTCATTAAGTTGACGAGATTCAAGAGTCACTCGATGTTCAGTCTGAACACCTCCAGAGTGCAAAAATCTTCGAATATCTTCCGAAGATCCCCCAGATTTACGGGGTTGAGAGAAGGAGGCAGAGGTGGAAGGGCTGAAAGGTTGATACCGATGATTATCGGTATATCGCTTCCCTCGAAAAACATTTCTTACTGTTCGTTTTAATTCCTCAACGATGCGACTATGACGTATAGTCTGACCATTTGGTAAAATGGGCTCATCGGGGGTGGGACGTACAGTAGTAAGTGCCTTAAAGGTCTTATCAAGTTGCTTTTTGATCATTTCCTTATTGGGTCGAGGACAGCCTTTCTTAATTTGAAGAACAGTTGCGAGAAACTCAGATCTTGAGTTAGAACGCAAAAGCTTCTTTTCTACAAATTGCCCAGCCATGCCACTAACCAGTTTGCCTGGCAGGTCGGCAAACCTGAGAGGGTCGAACGGACGTTCTGGCCCTTCATCAAACTGTTCAGTATGGTAATGGAAGAAAGCTGCAAATTTATATTTCGCAAACTTCATCCAACCATCCTCACCTGAAGCAAGAGAACCTGCTTTCCAGTGAGAAACAGTCCGATCCAGACTGCTAATAAGTTTTCGTCCTTGAGTACTCAATCTCTCAAGGTTGTTTAAACCAAAAACTTTTAGCACTGTGAATATCACATTCACAATGGATACCACTTCACCGCCCGGTGGAGAAGAGCGAATCGCCTTCTTCATATCACCACGGTGAGAAACTTTTGACAGCTTTGTCGGAAGTTTAGAGGATTTGTCCACATCCCTTTTTCGGGATGGTCTAGCGGATACAAGTTGTTGAGACGGTGAGGCCCTAAGGTCCTTACTGCTGATATCATTTCGGGTTACCCGTACTATGTCAGTTTCAATATCTCCTACTTGTACTCGGTCATCGTTTGTTACGTTATGAGAGTTAGTCCTTTTCAACTCTCCGTAATCAGATGATTTCACGAGACCCATCTTTACTTAGATGTGTTTAGATCACAGATTCTCCTACTATAGAAACTATGAAATACGCAACAACAGCTTGTGTGTCACGGTTTGATATCTTAATAACGAAAGTCACTACTTTTCGTCTGTCA